AAGCCCGGAGGCGGCTACCCTGCGCTTCGACCTTCTAACTCAAAAGAAGAGTTGCCAGTCACGCGAGACGGTATTGGGGATGATATGGGAATCGCTATTAACATCCATCGGGGAGGATACAACAGCACATCGTCGCTGGGTTGCCAAACGATCTACCCGCCACAATGGGAAGGGTTCATCAATCTCGTCTATTCAGAAATGACTAGATACAACCAAAAGACAATTCCCTATCTATTAGTGGAAAACATTTGACGGATTTTAAAATATCGTTAACGATAAAACTATGAGCAATTGCAACGAGACTATTATAGTTGCCTCTTATGCGAGGTCAGCTAAAGAATCCGCTAAAAGCGCGGCGTATTCAGCGTGTCTTGCTCAACAAGCTATTGGGGCAAGCGGAGCTACTGGGGCTACAGGATTAGGAGCCACTGGCGCGACTGGGATTACAGGGTCTACTGGGCCATCTGGGGGGCCAACAGGGGCTACGGGCTTAAAAGTTGATGCAGTTGTACCAAGTAATTCCACAACCACAATGGTTCTTGGGTTATACAATTTTACTCACACAGGAACTTTTAATCCAATATATGGAATTGGCTCTTATGTACAAGTAGTTAGAATACTAACCCAAGTAATGGAAGGGTATGTAACTTTTGTATCACCTACAGTTACGCAAATTCAAATAACAAAAATAGTCTCAGGATCAGGCACATATAGTCAATGGAATATTAGTTTAGCAAATGTGGCAGGAACAACTGGCGCAACTGGGATTGGAGCAAGCGGCGCGACTGGCCCATCTGGTGGCCCTACAGGAGCCACTGGCGCAACTGGTAGCACGGGCATCCAAGGATTGACTGGGGCTACGGGAAGCGGTGCAACTGGAGCCACAGGCATCGGAGCGACTGGCGCAACAGGAACTGCTGGATCAGGCGCAACAGGCGCAACAGGCGCAGGAACCACAGGCGCAACAGGCGTTGCTGGGGTTAACGGAGCGACAGGCGCAACTGGTGCAGGAACTCAAGGCAGTACAGGAGCGTCAGGCACAACTGGAGCCACAGGATTAACTGGTGGTCAAGGCTCCACAGGCGCAACAGGAACTGCTGGATCAAATGGCTCAACTGGTAGCACAGGAGCCACTGGAATCCAAGGCACTACTGGCAGTACTGGGGCAACAGGCTCCACGGGATCAACAGGCGTTGCTGGGACTCAAGGCAGCACAGGAGCTACGGGCGTTTCTGGAGGTCAAGGATCAACGGGTTCAACGGGGAGCACAGGGGCCACTGGTATTGCTGGCACTGCTGGAGATAAATATACAACATTTTCTTCCACTACATTAACAATTGCTTTAGGAACGCAATCTTTGACAGTTGGAACTGGACTTGCATTAAGCATTGGTCAATCTGTTATTATAGCTAATAGTTCTTCCAATAAAATGGAAGGGACAATTACCAGTTACAATAGTTTGACTGGGGCATTAGTTGTAAATGTTACGTCAATTACTGGTTCTGGAACATTTTCAAGTTGGAGCGTATCGCTTTCTGGCGCACCCGGCCCAGCAGGAGCAACGGGAAGCACGGGAGCAACTGGTATACAAGGTATCCAAGGAATACAAGGATCAACTGGCTCAACTGGCTCGACAGGCGCAACTGGTGTAGGAACACAAGGTTCAACTGGGTCAACAGGATTGACTGGATCACAAGGTAGCACAGGTTCTACTGGGGCTACTGGGATACAAGGCATACAAGGTATTCAAGGATCGACGGGAACCACGGGAGCAACGGGAGTTATTGGACTCACAGGAACTACAGGGGCCACAGGCGCAACTGGGGTGACGGGCGGTCAAGGCTCCACAGGAAGCACTGGTGCTACAGGCGTACAGGGTATTCAAGGCACTCAAGGAACTACAGGAAGCACTGGAGCCACTGGCGTTGGCACTCAAGGTTCCACGGGAGCGACTGGTGCTACAGGCGTTACTGGTCTACAAGGTTCAACAGGGGCCACTGGAGCGACTGGCGTTATTGGACTCACAGGCACGACTGGAGCCACAGGAGCAACAGGCCCACAAGGAGCTACTGGGGTAATCCCTACATCCAATGCTGGCAGTGTCTGGACATTTACTGGTGATGGGTCAACAACCACTTGGACGCTTACTGGAAATACAAGTGGTAGTTTAGTTTCTGCTCTATACATTGCTCAGATAGATGGAGTGCTTCAAGCCCCAGCAAACTATACAATAAACAATGTGTCTCCAAGGACACTAACAATTTCAACCGTGCCAAGTGGAAGTATACTTGTTGTAGTTTCTCTTTCTACAGCATAAAAACACTTGACTTAACCTAAAATATCGTTAACGATAAAAACTATGAGTTGCGGAAATTCCAAAAGTTCTAAATGCAATCCATGCGGCCCAAGTGAGGCGGCAGTAAATTCTATTGCAGATCGCGCAGCTTACTACGCTCGTATCGCAGTTGAAGCGGCTAACTCTGCTTGCTTCCAATTACAAGAAGATGGAAATCGTCGTTGGGCATACATTGGAGATGGCATTCAAACTATTTTTGATATTCCCGGAGCAGGAACAACAATTTCAGCATCCTATATCGTAGGCATTGATGGCGTTCTTCAAGACCCAGATAACTATACAGTCCAACAAATTCATCCATCGAACCCATATACTCTTACTATGTCAGCTCCAGTTCCCGCTGGATCAGAAATCGTAATAGTATCAATAAAGGGAATTACTGGAGCCACGGGGCCAGCAGGAGGAGGAGCAACAGGAGCAACAGGGCCATTGCCGGCATCTAATTTCGGCAATGCGTGGGCATACCCCGGAGATGGATCACAAACAATGTTTGCTATTACTGGCGGATTAAGCACCAATCCAATTGGATATTTAGTTCACATTGACGGAATCTATCAGAAAGCAAGCAACTATACAATTAACCTAATACTTCCAAGGGAACTTACAATGTCGTCGCCAGTTCCCGCTGGATCGGAAATAACAATCGTATCACTTTCAACATTATAAAATATTATGGCACTAACTAAAGCAACACAAAACGTCCTAGAAGGGATCGTCTCTACTGGATCAATTGGAGTATCCGCTGGATCATTCATTGTAGCACAGCAATACAAGATCACTTCTCTCGGAACAACAACACAATCGCAATGGAATACTATTGCTGGAACCACAGGACAAACCTATGTCGTAGGGTCTTTGTTTACAGCAACAACCATTGGAGCAAGTTCTGGAACTGGAGCGGCAGCAGTAGCAAGGACATTGGCAAATCGGTTTGCTGATGTGGTCAATGTGAAAGATTTCGGCGCGGTTGGTAATGGAATTGTGGATGATACTGCCGCATTTCAAGCTGCTGCAAATGTTGCTGGAACAGGTAATCCAATATTTGTTCCATCTGGAAATTATCTAAAATCAACAATTACAAATGAAAGTGATTATTTTTGGATGTGCAATGAAGCATTAAATTCAACTGGCACTTCTCCAATAAGTTTAATTGGTCATGTTGAACAAGCATTTAACAATAGAAGGTTGATGGCAAAAACAACCACAACGCCAAATGAATTTACAGAATTTCAAATAAATAAAACATTTAATTATTCTGGAGGAACTCCGGGATTTGTTTCTTCTATTCAAAATGTAAACGGTTCTGTTAGTAAAAATGTTACAGATTTTGTATGGGGAATTGTTTCTGTTTTGAATAACTCTGCTGATGCAGGAGAAAATGTCGCGATATATGGTCAAGGCAATCGTGTTGCAAATATTGGCCCAGTATGGGGTGGCGTTTTTGAAGCAAGAGATTTAACAAATACAGATGGAACTGGAAAATCTGGAACTGTTGGAATTGAAGTTGATGTATTTGCAAACGGAGCAGATGTAAATAATAATAGAGTTGGCATTGATGTTGTTGTTGGAAAAGGAGTTTCCGGTGGGACAGCTCCAATAGCAAGAGCAGGAGTAAGGGTTGTTCCACAAAATTCTTCTATAGTAAATGGAACTTGGAATTTTGGTTACGAAGCACTTGGTTGTGTTTCTGCTGATTTTTTAGCTAAAAGCGAATCGTATGCAGCATTTCAAGGAAATGGAAATAATACATTTGGCGTGTTTTTAAATGGAACTCACGCTGTTGGACTTGATACAACAACAGCAACAATTACGAATAAAGCAATCAGAATTGCAGCAGGGCAGCAAATCGCGCTTAATGCTGATGGGGCGATTACAATGGAATATGCCACTGCATCAAATTCAATTTTATTTAAAAATGCTGGAGTAACAAAACATACATTTTTAATGCTATGAAACTTGAATTCAACGAACAGCAACTCGGTATCCTCAACGCAGCATTAGTGGAACTTCCATTCCGCATTGCAACGCCGTTAATCCAACATATCAATCAGCAAATCAAAGAACAGCAAGCGTTAGAATATGACGCTCGCAGAGAAACAGAACATCATCAAGTATAAGCGCAAACATTAAAGCATCTTGAAAAACTATCTTAACATTTCTCATATCTTAATCTGCCTTGCACTCCAAGGCATCGGATATGCTCTGACAAAAGACCCGTTTATCGGTGCTATTGCGGGTATATTCTTCTTTGCTGGCAGGGAGATTTCTCAAACTGAGTATCGAAACATTGAAGCATCTCCGAGCAAGTTGAGAAAAGATATGAGTGTGTTTGGTGGGTTCAATCCGAAATACTGGACGCTGAAAGCGATGCTTGCAGACTTGACAATCCCTTCGTTACTAGTAATAACAATAGCAATAATCTTACAAATACTATGAGCCTCTGCACACCTTGTACACCTTGCCCACCCTGCGATTCAGAATATCCTTTGCTGTGTGAGCCACTCGAAACAACAGCCAATGGGAAACGATTGGTAGTAGAAGACTCTGCTGCTTGCCAGAAGACAATTCAGACTCCAGCAGCGCAGCAAGTCTTGAAGACTGATGGTGCTAGTAATCTGACTTGGACTAACGGAGCTAACAATACTGTCCTTGGTAAAAGCACAACTGGGATTGTAGAGTTTGCTACGATCAATAGCGTTCTTCAAGTTGGCCCAGTTGATCTTGGTAGCCAGCCATTGACTACTACTGGTGCGGTTTCTACTGGCGCGGCAAGTGTAACTTCATTGGCTTCTACTGGCGCGGTAACAGCAAAGACTGTTGCTATCACAAACCCATCCGCGACAACTGCACTTACTATCAACCAATCTTTGGCTGGTAATGGTGTTGTAATTAATACGGTAGACGGAACTTCTCTTTCTATTCAAAGCACAAATACCAATCCATTAAAAGGTGGATCATTAGAGTTTTTCCCTGCAATTGGTAATGATATGGCATTTAGTGGAGCAAGTGATGGCGTTTTTGTTTTTAATAACACCAGCACAGCAGTAACTAAAGCTACTTTTTTTAATGGAGCTAATTTTGGAATAAATGTATCTCCAACTGAAACACTTCATGTTGGTGGAACAGCAAAAGTTGATGGAGCCATAACTATCGGTGGAGCCACAACTATCGGTGGAGCCACAACTATTAACAGCACGGCAACCATCACTGGCAATACAACGATTAATGGAATACCTAAACTTACTGGATTGTCAGTATACGCAAGTAACGCAGCGGCAATTGCTGGTGGTCTTGCAGTAAATAGTGTTTATAGAAACGCAACTGGTGATTTGTTTATCGTTTTCTAATGCCAGCAGATGGATCAGTCTTTGATGGGTTCACAAGTATCGTAGCGCAAGACGCAGATACTCACCCATCTTACTTGCCTCCATCAATGGTGGCAGAGTCTGTTAATAGGACATTCCGAGGAGGAATAAACAGGACAAGGCCGAGCATCCGTAACATCCCAATCGTAGCAGGGGAAGGCCAAGATGAGATTATCGTTAACGATATTCAGAATGGTAGCTTCCAAGGTTCATTCCCATATCGGGCAACTAATCTCAATACCAACGATGGGATTCTTCTATCGGTATCTGGGGTGATCTACTTCTTAAAGGTAGTAAACAATATAGCCTACGCTTATAAGTTAATCGGAGGGAATGACCCCGGCATGATGCACACATTCTTCGTGCAAGCTGAAGATCGGGTGTATATCCAGAACGGATACCAGAATGCGATTGCGTGGGACGGAGACTTGAGTGTACCAGCGTATAGGCTGAATCCATACCTCAAGAAGATGCCGATTGGGACTATCATGGAGTATGCTTTCGGGCGAGTGTTCGTAACTGATAGGCTTAACCAAATCTACGCTTCAGATATTATTTACGGAAACGGATTCACCGACACCAAGAATACCGAGAACTTCACAGAGATCGGATACTGGGCAGAGGGTGGTGCGTTCTCCACTCCATCCATGATGGGGAATATCACAGGCATGAAAGTAATGCCACAGATTGGAACTAACCTCCGCGCCCAAGGCGCATTGGTCATCCTAACTGCTAACGGAGCATTCGCAATGGATGTGAGTATCCCAAGATCACAATGGGCAACAACCAATATGCAGACGATCAGTTTGCTTGGACGGGGATGTACATCACCATCTACTGCTTTAGCTAACTCTGAACTCTGGTTTAGATCACACGATGGTTGGGCATTCTATTCCAATAGCCAATCTGAATTTGCCAGATACTTCTCGCTTCGTAAACTATCTAGGGAAGTGAACAAGTGGGTATCAAATGATACTCCTTGGTTGAAGCAGTTCGCTTCTACGATGTTCTTCGATAACTATCTGATCAGTACTGTAGCACCAGAAACCTATCGGGCGGCAGGGGTAGAAGGATTGAATAGGTATCACAGAGGAATGGTAGTCCTTGACCTAGACCAATCATCTTCACCTTCACCTGACGCACAGCTTTCTTTTCGCTGGAATGGCATCTGGACGGGCTTTAGACCAACTCAACTGCTATCTGCATTGATCACTGGTCAGAAGCGTGGATTTGGATTCTCATTCGATAACGATAACAAGAATAGATTGTATGAGTTCACTAACTCTACTGGAAGTGATTTCGGTGCTAATGGAACTAGAGCAATCGAATCGTTCTTCACATCGGGAAGGTATGACTTCGCACAAAGTGGGGCATCGAACAAGTTCTTGAGGAAGCGAATCACTGGTGGAGAAATGTGGCTATCTGAAATCAAAGGAGAGGTAACAAGCAAAGCTGAGTTCAGACCAGACTCCTATCCATGCTGGAGCGAGCTTAAAGTTCCTACGACCTATGGGTGTAACCCATGTTCACCCGTTCTAAAAACGCCATGCAATCCACGCAGGGGAGGAGACTCCTACAAGAGATACAAGTTTAACTCACCCGATCCATCTGAATGTAATTACATTTCTGATATTCCAGTAATCGAAGGAAGTGAATTTCAATTAAAGATTAACTTGACAGGGACAGCAACAGTGGACAGAGTAAGAATAATGGCAAACATTAAGAATTTGGAAGACTCTCCGATTGGTGACTGCCCAGAAAACGATCAAGAGTGTCCAGACATTAACTGCTGCCCAGAAAGATATTACGACTACTCAATCAATGGATAATCAAGATTCCAGTCCAGCCTTAACATTCCCGAATGTTCCTATTGATTTCTGCCCTACAGGAAACTGGTCAGAAATCTTGCAAGAATTTATTGACGTTGTTCTAGTCAACGGAACGATCAACGTACCCGGCTTAGGTGACGTAACGCCAGAACAGATCGCTCAGATCGAAGAAGATTTAGCTGACCAACAGAATCAAATTTCAGCACTACAGACGGAACTCGAAACTGAAACCACAGATAGAGAGGCCGCTGATGCTGCGTTAGACACAAGAATTGATGCGTTAGAAAACGTAAAAATTCAACGGGGGAGAATAACTGGAGTCACAAACAATGACTCAGAACAAACGGTAACTCTTTCTCCAGCACTTTCAACAACATCATATTCTGTTATGCTTACACCAGTCATTCCAACAGCAGGAATAGGAACAAATACTCCTATCATTGGAATCAAGAGTGGAAGCAAAACTATAACAGAATTTATAATTTCCATTCAAAACAATGGAACAACACCAAACATCGACGAAATCGAATGGTTGGTAATCAAACCATAAACATAAATAATACTATGACACCACTAAAAGGAACTGATCCTAAGCTCGTCTCTGGCGGCGCACCAACTCGCGGTAAGATTGGCGAAGGAATGGGCAATATGCCAAACCTTGGAGCCAAAAAGCCTAGCATCTACACGACTGCTGGCACTCCACGTCAAGGCTACCAGAAGTAATTATCGTTAACGATAATGGGTGATACCCTCAAAGAGATGGCAGAACTCGTTAAGGGTTTTGTCGGAGATAGTGGCGTGTGTTCTGATGAGAGAGCTTTCAAAGCAATCAATCAGGCTAGACGCTTGCTATGGAATAAACGCGCATGGACTTCTCAAGAAGAGTACGTCCAGATTTGTTGCGTTAACGACTGCTTCACTCTACCTAACCGCTATGAGCAAATCAAGCTGGCGTGGGTAGGGAATGAATCAGTATCGTTAGCTGACGAATGGTTCAATGCTACCAATGCTTTTGCGTTGAATGCTGACCAATCTTGCCATCGTTTGATTACGGAGGTAGGAGGAAAGCACGTTCTCTTCAGAGACTACACCACCCACTTCTATCGTTTGGGAGTGATGTTAGAAAGCGCAGAAGACATCGGCGTGACTCTAACATTTGAGGTACAAGACCAGTATGATACCTATCATACAATCAAAGTAACTGGGGTTAATCCTCCAACACTAGCTCAATCTGATCTATTGATCAAAGGGGTAAGGTCAGTATCTAAACCCGCAACCAAAGGAAGAGTAAGAATATATGCGTACGATACCGCGCTGGAAGCTAAAACATTAATCTCAGTCTACCAACCTAATGATGTTAACCCATCATTCCGTAGATTCAAAGCACCAAGAACGTGCGAGTGTATTACTCTGTATGCTTCTAAGAGATACTTTGATCTGGTAGACGAACAAGAATTAGTTGAGTTCATCCCAGACTCAATGATCTACGCTATCCTTGCTCTGAACTCCAGAGACAACAGGAAAGCGCAAGAGTTCTTGATGAACCTAGACCTTGCCATTAAAGAGCAGGAGAAGGAGATGGAGAACGAAGAGATACCAACTGCCGCCCCGATTCGATTTGCTAACTATAGCAGAGCAGAGAACCTAATCGGTTCTGATCTACTATCACCATCAGCTAACGATTACTTCTTGTATAGATGACACTAGAAACTACAGAAAATATCGCTGCTAGATTTGTTGGGAACTACAAAGACCCAACAGAGTTTGTTGCATACCAAGACCCGCATGATGAACTCAATAAAATAGAAGCATGGTTAATCGAGCAACCACAAGTCGATTGTCCTCTTAAACATTCATTTACCCCTAATATGTACATTAGGGAAATCTTCATGCCAGCAGGATCGCTTGTAACTAGCGCACTACACCTTACTACTCATCCATTCTTTATCTTAAAAGGAGATGTGAGCGTATGGTATTATGATTGTCCTATTGAACGATACAAAGCCCCATACTCTGGAGTAACCAAAGCAGGGACTAGAAGGCTTCTATACAACCATGAAGATACTATCTGGGTTGCGTGTTATGCTACGCAGTTGACAGATATAGAAGAACTCACTAAATCTCTTGTATGCACAGATATGAATCCATTTATGGATATAAATGATCCAAGAATGCCATTGTGGGATCAAAATAAAATAAAGGAATTGCAATGAAATCATGTCATTATCATCCAGAGGAATTACTATACAATAAACACACCCAAAAGTTTAATGTTTTTGCAGCTACAGCAACCGCATTGGGGGCTGGGACTGCTTTATCGGCAGGAATTGGAGCGGCAACAGTCTCTGGAGTTATCGGGGCTGGAGCTACAATGCTTGCATCTGGACAAGCTAACAAAACAGCAAGAGCTGGGCAAAAACAATTAGGTGAACAAACAGCCAAAACGCAAGAAATGGCTGAGAGATTGCCAAAAGAAACTGGACAAGTCTTGCGCGGGAACATCCCTGAGTACAATCAAGCTGCTGGTGAACTCACCGCAGGGACGTTGCAAGCACTAGAGCAATTTCAACCCGGAGCGGGGAAGCAAAGGCAACAGATTAGTGATTCTATATCTTCATTGCTAGGAGGGAAGCTAACTCCCGATATGATGCAGAGTATAGCAGAGATAGGTGGAGCTGGATTCAACCCATTCACAGCAGGACGTGCTGGTGGATTCCAAACTGCACAAGCCTTGTACCCTAAAGGGTCACTGGCTGCACTGAAAGAAGGATTTGGAATGTTCCAATCTATGATGGGGCTAGCACCAGCATTTCTAACTACTTCAACTCAAGCTGGAGCAATGGCAACTAACCTTGGTGGTCTATCAGCGGCAGCGTTAGGAGGATCATACCAAGCAGGAGCAAACCAGATCGTAGGAAATATCGCATTAGCTAACCAACAAAACCAAGCTAACATGGGAATGGCAAGTGCAATTGGAGGAATTGGAAAATCTGCTGGTGATATATATGGACAATATGTACAACAAAGCTCTGGATTGCAAAGTTCAGGATTCTATGGCTCAAAAGCAGCAGCAGCGGAGGGATATGGAGTAGCACCGAATCAGTTAAGTCAACAAGGGGGTTCTGGCGGCGGGTACTACTACAATCCAAGCGGAACTTATAAAACATAAATATTATGGCTATGATACCAGCAATGAGCGCAGCAGATTTCGGCACTGGCGGAACCGCTGTAATGAACTATGGAATGCAAATAGGAAAAGACCTAGCTGCATATGGAGAGAAGATCGGTCTTCAGATTAAAGATAACCGAGACAAGCAACAGGCTATGGGATCACTGCCAGCCTTACAAGAAGCTATGCAATCATTCCAAGCTGGAGACAATGCGGCTGGATATTCTTCTTTGCTCACTCTTTCTGCATCTGATCCATCTAATCCATATGTACAGAATCTAACAAAACTAGGATTCATGGGTGGTACGGCTATTGATGATAATAGATACAAGATGGCAGTTGCTGGTGCTAAAACATCTAGCATGGATTCTATCCTTCCTATTTTAATGTTAACAAATCCAGAATTAGGAAAAAAATTATCTGAATCATTAGTTACACCTACACAAACGAATGCTACGCAACCGACTCCCGGTTCAGATGAAGTTAAAATTGTAACTGATGTTAATCAAGCACCAAAGGACACAATGTCAGAAGGTCTTAA